CCGCTGTTCCAGGTGATACTATTGGTATTACAGATACGTTTGAGGACTTCTAATGAAATCACTTAACAGAATTAACGATGTCTTTAATGTTGAGACAGACGTTGATTTGCCTATTCCAACGAGTATGCCTGTGGCATATAATCCTTCTGAGTTAGACCAAGAGGATGACTTTCAATTGGCACGCAACACCCTTCGTAGTTTAATTAATAAAAACGAAGATGTAATGACAGAGTTGGTTCATATTGCTAAGAACTCTGAAAATCCTAGAGCATTTGAGGTTGCCGGGCAATTGATATCGGCACAGACCGCTATTACAAAAGAGTTAATTGGTCTTCATAAGACTAAAAAAGATATTGATAAGGCAAGCGGTAAGATGGAGAATATTAAGCAGCAGAACAACATAGTGTTTGCTGGTTCTACTTCCGATCTTATGAAGATGATTAATGGAAAATAATTCTTATAATGGTAATAGTAACTTAAAGCCTGCAGGCTTTGAGATGCAGTTCACCTCCGATCAGGTGAAGGAGTTAATGAAATGCAAAGAAGATCCAATATACTTTATTGAAAACTATTGCTATATTGTTTCTCTGGATAGAGGTTTAATTCTATTCAGTCTGTACGATTGTCAGAGAGAGAAAGTAGATGTCATTATGAATAACAGAAAAGTTATTCTGATGGAAGGACGACAACAGGGTAAGACCATTACATCGGCAGCCTGTATACTTCATTACACTATTTTTAGTTCTAATAAGACGGTCGCTATTCTGGCTAACAAGTCAACAGCAGCCAGAGAAGTGCTGTCTCGTTACCAGATTATGTACGAGAACTTACCCCTCTGGATGCAACAAGGCATTAAAACCTGGAACAAAGGTGATGTGGAATTAGAGAATGGCTCTAAGGTATTTACCTCTGCCACCTCTACTTCTGGTATTCGAGGTAAGTCGGTAAACTGGTTGTACATTGACGAGGCGGCAATTATTCCTAATAACGTTGCTGAAGAATTCTTTACCTCAACCTATCCAACTATTATGGCTGGAGAGACCACAAAGGTGTTGCTTACCTCTACTCCTCTAGGTTATAATCATTTTTGGAAGTATTGGAACGATGCACAAGAAGGTCGTAACGGCTTTGTTGCATTACAAATACCTTACTGGAAAATTCCAGGTAGAGATGAAAAGTGGGCTGAAGAGCAAAAATCAGTCTTAGGAGAACTTAAGTTTAACCAAGAGGTCTTATGTGCATTTCTTGGTTCATCTAATACATTAATTGCTCCAGATACAATTGCAAAGATGTCTCCTATCTCTTTCATGTACGAGAAAGACGGGTTAGATGTTTTAGAGTATCCGGTCCCCGGCCACGTATACTTTACCACTGTGGATACATCGAGAGGTATTGGTGGAGATTATTCTGCCTTTACAGTTATCGATACTACAGAATACCCCTATAAAATTGTAGCTAAATATAGAAACAATAAGATAAGTCCTTTACTTTATCCTACTATAATTCATAAGGTATCTAAGGATTATAACAGTGCATATGTCTTAGTTGAGATTAATGATATTGGTCAACAAGTTGCCGATATTATTCACAACGACTTAGAGTACGAGAATATGATCTGGGTCGGCTCTGATGCCAGATATGGACAGGTTCTATCTAGTTCTGGAAGAAGTTCTATTCTAGGGGTAAGAACAACAAAACAAGTTAAGCGCATAGGATGTGCAACTTTAAAATCTTTGGTAGAAGAAAATAAACTACTGGTATTTGATAGAGACATTATATCAGAATTTTCAACATTTATTGAACACAATGGTGTGTTTCAAGCTGATGAAGGCTACAATGATGATTTGACAATGACATTAGTTCTTTTTGCATGGGCTACAAATGACCCAATGTTTAAGGATCTAATGAATGCAAACAATAGACAAGCGCTATATAGTTCGCAGATGAAGAACATAGAAGACGAGCTTACACCATTTGGTTTTATAGACAACGGACAGTCAACAGAACCAGATGTTGAAGTGGTAGATGGAGATATTTGGTTAAGTGACAAATATCAAAAAGATTATTCGGATTTTATTAAAGAACGTAGCTGGTAATAGTCAAAGTTCAGTATTTATAAATATACTGGTATAAAATTTGTTATGACAGAATAACATTATAAGGAGAAAAAAATATGGCATTTCAGCTATCACCAGGCGTTCTGGTAACTGAGCAGGACCTTACATCGGTCGTTCCTGCCGTTGCTACAACAGCCGGCGGCTTTGCTGGCGCATTTGCATGGGGTCCTGTTGGTGTTGTTACCACGGTAGATTCGGAAAACGCTCTTGTAACTAGATTTGGTAAGCCTAACAGCGATACATTCCAATCTTTCTTTACAGCTGCCAACTTCTTATCTTACGGTAATAACCTACAAGTGATCCGCGTTGTAAATCAAGCAACCGCTAAAAACGCAAGATCAAACGCAGCTTCAACAGCTGTTATTATTAGAAACGAAGATCACTACACAGCATCTTACTCCGCAGGTGAAGGCACCGTGGGTGAGTGGGCTGCTAAGTACCCAGGAGCATTGGGTAATTCATTAAAAGTATCAATGGCTGATGCCAATGCCTGGTCTACATGGTCATATGCTGCTAACTTTGATGCTGCCCCAAGCACATCTGCTTACGTTAGCAACCTTGGCGGTTCACACGATGAGGTGCACATTGCTGTTATCGACGAAGACGGTTTGTTTACTGGTACTGCAGGTACAGTGGTAGAGAAATTTGCTTTTGCATCTAAAGCCTCTGACGGCAAAAAAGCCGACGGAACATCTGCATATTACAGAGATGTGGTAAATACCCAGTCTGCCTATATTTACTGGATGGATCATACATCTAACGTTACAGCATCAGGTACAGCCTGGGGTAATGCAGCTAATGCATCCTTGTTTGCTAACTTGACATCTAACGTTACAATATCGCTATCAGGTGGTGTTTCTGCTGATGCTCCTACCGACGGTAACATTACAAGCGCTTTGGCTTTGTTTGCTAACGACGAAAAGTTTGATATTTCGTTGCTCCCATTGGGCGCTGCTTCTGCTACAGTTGTTAACTATGCCATCTCTAGCATTGCCGAAGTAAGAAAAGACGTTATCGTTTTTGCTTCACCAACATTAGCAAACGTTGTTAATAACTCTGGTTCTGAAGCAACTGATGTAATTACATTCCGCGAATCTTTGACATCTAGCTCATACGCTGTGTTGGATTCTGGTTGGAAATACCAATATGATCGCTACAATGACGTCTATCGTTATATTCCATTGAACGGTGATACAGCTGGTCTTGCAGTTCGTACAGACTTTGTTGCTGACCCATGGTTCTCACCTGCTGGTTTCAACCGCGGTCAAGTTAAGAACGTTGTTAAACTTGCTTACTCACCAAGTAAAGCAGATCGCGACGCATTGTACAAGAAGGGTATTAACCCTGTTGTAACATTCCCCGGTAACGGTACTGTATTATTCGGCGACAAGACGTTGCTTGCCAAGCCTTCAGCCTTCGATCGTATTAACGTTCGAAGATTGTTTATTGTGCTTGAGAAAGCAATTGCTACAGCTGCTAAGTTCCAATTGTTCGAGTTCAACGACCCGTTCACAAGAGCGCAGTTTAGAAACCTTGTTGAGCCGTTCTTGCGTGACGTTCAAGGTCGCCGTGGTATTACAGACTTTAAAGTAGTTTGCGATGAGTCTAATAACACAGCTCAAGTTATTGATACCAACAACTTTGTTGCAGATATCTTTATCAAGCCAGCTCGTGCGATTAACTTCATACAGCTCAACTTTATTGCAACTCGCTCCGGAATTTCTTTCGAAGAAGTCGGCGCTTAATAAAGGAGAGAACAAATGACAACATTTAACGTAGAACGTTTTAAATCTGCACTAACTAACGGTGGTGCTCGCCCCAACCAGTTCGCTGTTCAATTGTCGTTCCCGACATATGTAACAGGTCAGGCACTGGCTGTGGCAAGAGCCCCGTTCTTGGTCTCTGTTGCTGAGTTACCTGGTCAAACAGTTAACCCTGCTATCGTTCAATATCGTGGTCGCGAAGTAAAATTCGTTGGCGATCGCGTATATGCACCTTGGACTATTACTGTATTGAACGACGCTGAAATGTCAATTCGCTCAGCCATGGAACAATGGATGGGGGGAATGGAAGATTATGCAAATAAGTTTGGCAGACTTCAGCCTTCAGAATACCAACGCGACGCGCAAGTGTTCCAGTTGGATCGAAATGGTAATGCATTAAAATCTTACAACATTATCAACGCATTCCCTGTAGACTTATCACCTGTAGGATTAGACTTTGGCGCTAATGACCAGATATCTTCTTTTACAGTGACATTTCAATACCAGCATTTTACCGTATCTAATAACCCATTGGGTAGTATTGTGAACTTCGGTGGTATTTTTAATCGTTAATCATTGAAAAATATATAATGGCACTATCACTATTTGGTTTTACTATTGGCCGAGAAGATAAGCAAGCGGATTTAAAAAGTCAATCTTTTATTACGCCTACTTCTGAAGACGGTACCTCCACGGTTTCGGCCGGGGGGTATTTCGGCACTTACGTTGACATAGATGCTTCAGCTCGCTCGGAGAGTGAGTTGATTTCTCGTTATCGAGACATATCTACATATCCAGATGTGGATAATGCTGTTGAAGAAATCGTCACAGAAGCAATTGCAGCTGTGGACAGCGAAGATCCAGTCTATCTAGATTTAGAGAAACTGGAACTTTCTGATAGTATAAAGAAAAAAATTCGTGATGAGTTTGACGAGGTTATTTCTCTGTTGGATTTTAAAGACAGAGCACATGACATCTTCAGACGCTGGTACATTGACGGACGTTTGTACTATCAAAAAGTTATTAACCCTGCTCAACCCAAGCAAGGTATTCAGGAACTAAGATACGTTGATCCTCGTAAAATTAGAAAAGTACGAGAAGTTAAAAAGGATAAGTTACCTTCAGGTGTTGAGGTTATTAAGTCAATAGATGAGTTTTTTATCTATAACGAAAAAGGCTTAAACTACACCGCTGGTACCAATCCTAATAACAACAACGGTATTAAGATTGCAACAGATACAATTACATTTGTACCGTCTGGTCTTTTAGATCTAGATAGAAACGTTGTATTGGGTTATCTGAATAAAGCTATCAAGCCTACTAATCAATTAAAGATGATGGCTGACTCATTGGTCATCTATCGATTGAGTAGAGCACCAGAGAGAAGAATATTTTATATTGACGTAGGTAACTTACCTAAGTTAAAAGCCGAGCAGTACATGAAAGACATCATGGCCCGGTACCGTAATAAGATTATCTATGACTCTACCACTGGTGAGATCAAAGACGATCGTAAGTTTATGACTATGTTGGAAGATTTTTGGTTACCTAGACGCGAAGGCGGCCGCGGTACAGAGATTACAACATTACCTGGTGGAGAAAACTTAGGTCAGATTGCTGATATTGAGTACTTCCAGAACAAAGTATATCAATCGTTAAATATTCCGTTGTCTAGATTCCAACAGAATTCTGGATTTAATTTTGGAAGACAAGCTGAAATCTCTAATGATGAGATTAAGTTTGCAAAGTTTATCGGTAGACTGCGTAGAAAATTTAACGCTTTGTTTGACGATCTGTTAGAGACCCAATTGGTATTGAAGGGTATTATTACACCTGAAGACTGGGATGGTATTAAGTCAAAGATTGACTACAAGTATGCCCAGGATCAGTATTACCAAGAGATGAAAATGGCAGAGAACTTACGTAATCGTGTAGACGTTCTTAACCAGATGTCACCTTACGTTGGTATCTATTACAGTAAGACTTATATTCGTAAGAATATTCTTAAACTAACTGATGATGAAATTGAGCAAATAGAAAAAGAAAACGAAACAGACCCGGTTGAGATTCAGCCAGGTATGCCAGGTTCAGAGCAAGCAGCCGCGTTGAGTCGCGAAACTAACGCCGCTCCTGGTGGATAAATAATACATTATTAAGGAGATCATTGTGGATACTACAGAAATTATTAACAAGATGATTGATGATATCATTGATGGAAACAATACAGATGCAAAGAGCGGCTTTGAGTCAGCTCTTTCAAATAAATTAACTGATGCAATTGATGCTAGAAAAATTGAGATTGCTCAATCTCTTTACAACCAAGAAGTAGAAGAAGATGAATCTGTTCAATCTGAGGAATAAGTTAGTAAAAAAAACTCTTACTCCTGCTGAAATGAAGAAGCGGGAAGAGGTTGCTAAGGCTATTGAAAAAGATAATCCTGGTATGCCTATGAAGGTAAAGATGGCTATTGCTACTAAGACAGCTAAGAGGGTGGCAGAAGCTAGAGATCCTCGCGAGTACGACTACGAAGGTGACATGGCTAAATCTCAATTGAGATCCATTATTGCTAATGCACAAACCGTTCATGATATGTTAGAAGATGATACCAATATGGCTGAATGGGTTCAGAGTAAAATTACTTTGAGTGCCGATTACATGAGTACTGTAAGAGATTACATGCAAGCAAATAAAGAAGAGTAAAAATGGCAATTACAAAATACATTCTTAAAAATACCAGACGACAGGCCGCTGCTAAGGTGGTTTCTGACGGTATTGGAAACAATACCATTACATATACAGATATTAAGTATGCAGATCAAACTATTCCCTTGAACTCAGCAGGTAATTTGTTTTGGACTATCTCTGATATTGTTTATGATGTTGCAAGTCATGCCAATATTATAAGAAACGGGAACGTAGTATTTACAATGAGTTCAGGACAAGCCTCAGTAAATTTATCTAGGGACTTAGGTGTGGTATTAGACGAGCAAGCTCATGCTAACGTTACTGTACATACCGGTTCAGGTAACAGTTCAGTTATTTTAGTATTTACTAAAGGTGCAGGCTTTAATGATCCTGATCGCCAAATTCTAGAAGATAGGGATCGTTAATGAAACTCATTACAGAAATGAATCAGGATGTAAAATTCCTGACAGAAAAAAAAGAAGACGGTACAAAATCTGTTTACATCGAAGGTATCTTCATGCAGGCAGAAAAACCAAACCGTAATGGACGTATCTATGGTAAAGGTATTATGGAGCGCGAAGTTCAAAAATACCAAGAACTTATCAACGAAAAACGATCATTAGGTGAATTAGGGCATCCTCCTAACCCTTCTATTAATCTTAACCAGGTTTCACATATGATCACCGGGCTTAAGTTTGAAGGTAATGATATTTACGGTAGAGCTAAAATTTTAGATACCCCAATGGGTAAAATTGCTAAAAACTTTATCGAAGAAGGTGTTCGTCTGGGGGTATCTTCTAGAGGTCTAGGATCTGTCAAACTAAACAAAGAAGGTGTAAATGAAGTTCAAGATGACTTTCATTTAGCTACAGTTGATATTGTTGCTGATCCTTCTGCTCCTGATGCTTTCGTACAAGGAATTATGGAGTCGGCAGATTGGATTCTAGAAAATGGTGTTTGGAAAGCAATACAGATTGAGCAGGCACAGAACACAATTAGGAAGGCATCTAAAGCAGACCTAAATAAAGTGAAATTACAAGTATTTGAACAGTTCTTACGAACTATCAAGTAATTAATTTATATAAATATAATCGTTAAACATACTCTTAGGAGACCAAGGATGTCAGTAGAGAACAAAATTAAGCAATTGCTAGAACGTGCAAACGGTGCTGGACAATTGGCTGAGGAAACGTCAATTGACGAAGCTTCAGAGACAGTAGTTGCAGATGGCAAGCCCACTGTAAATACAGCAAAAGATACTTCCAAAGCCGGTCAAGGTTCTGGCCAAGGTGAAACATCTATGCCCAGACAAGGCTCATCGAAAGATGCAGACATGGAAGAGGTAATGGATGCTACTGGTAAAAACAGTGCTGCTGCTAAGGCTTCTAAAGAAGTTAATCCTTTGCCCATGAAGGGTGATGCTAAGTCCGTAAAGACCCAGGCAATGGAAGAGACAGAAGAAGATGGCGAGACTCTTGCTGAAGAAGAAACAGTTGATATTAAAGCTCAACTAGACTCTATCTTTGGTGAAGATTTATCCGAAGAATTCAGAACAAAAGCTACTTCTATTTTCGAAGCCGCCGTTATCGCTCGTGTTAATAACGAGATGGAGATGGTCACTTCTAGACTAGAAGAGCAAACAGCCACTCAATTGGTAGAGTTCAAAGAAGCTCTTGTTGAGAAGGTTGATGGTTATTTGAACTATGTTGTTGAACAGTACATGGAAGAGAACAAGTTGGCTGTAGAGTCTGGCTTGAGAACTGAGATTGCTGAAGACTTTATCCAAGGCATGAAGACATTGTTCAAAGAGCACTTTATCGAAGTGCCAGAAGAAAAATATGACGTTTTAGAAGAGATGCAAACTAAGTCTGAAGTTTTGCAATCAAAACTAGATGAGTCAATTACACAAAGCATTGAGCTTGCCAAGGAATTGAATGCGCTTAAAGCAGCAGCAATTCTTGACGAGCAAACAAAGGATCTTGCCGCAACTGAGGCTGAAAAGCTTAAGAAATTAATTGAGGGTGTAGACTTTGATTCAGAGGATCTGTATCGCGAGAAAGTATCTGTCATTAAGGAAAATTACTTTCCCAAGACATCTAAACAATCTCCTGAAAAGATGCTCGTCGAAGAAAGTGGAACTAATCCTTCCGCATTCATTGATAGCAACAGCATGATGTCCAGATACGTTGATACTCTCTCAAGAACTATCAAAACTCGTTAAATTATAAATAAATAACAATTCCCAACAGAAGGAGAACAGGTAATGTACCTATCAGAAAATATCCAAAAGAAATGGGGTGCCATTCTCGAGCACGCCGATCTTCCTGAGATCAAAGACAACTACAAGAAGACTGTTACAGCCATTCTTTTAGAGAACCAAGAGAAAGCTCTTGCAGAAGAGCGCGGCATGCTGAACGAGTTGGCTCCTGCTAACAGTATCGGTGACGGCTCTATTGGTGTTGCCAAGTATGACCCGATCTTGATCGGACTTGTACGCCGTGCAATGCCTAACTTGATGGCATATGACATCTGCGGCGTTCAGCCAATGACAGGCCCAACAGGCTTGATCTTTGCTATGCGTTCCGTATACGGTAACACACGTATTCAAGGCACTGAGACAGAAGCTTTGTTTAACGAAGCCGACACTGACTATTCATCTTCTTCATTCACATCTGCACTCGCTGCTGATGGCACGCCATTGAATGGTACTCATGCAGGTTCTAACCCTGTGGATGGTTCCTATACAACTGGTAAGGGTATGACAAATGCTCAAGGCGAGGCAATGGGCGACAGTGCTTCTAACGCCTTCGGTCAGATGGGCTTCTCAATTGACAAGACTACAGTTACAGCTCGCTCACGCGCTCTGAAAGCTGAATACACTCTTGAACTTGCTCAAGACTTGAAAGCAGTTCATGGATTGGATGCTGAGTCTGAGTTGTCAAACATTCTTTCACAAGAAATTATGTTTGAAATTAACCGCGAAGTTGTTCGTACTATCTATAC